GTCGTCTTTCCCTCTCCAGGTGAGAATCGTTCTCGAAAGCGGCTTTCTACGGTCGCTCGGGGCTATGGGGGGGTTCATCGCGCTGTTAAGCGGCGTGTCGCGGAGCTTGTCGAGCGGGGTGCGTGTCTGTGTACGCGTTGTGGGGCGAGGATTCTTCCTGGTCAGCCGTGGGATCTGGATCATCGCGACGATCGGCGCGGGTACCTTGGTGCGGCGCACCGGTCGTGTAATCGGCGTGCCGGCGCGTTGAAGGCGGCGGGGAAGAAGACGGCTCGTAGGCAGTCTCGGGTGTGGTGAGCGTTGCGGAGGTGACGCGGCCGCGCGTTCGTTCGGTCAGGGCGTGGTCGGAGTCGTTGGGGGATGAGGCGGTCGAGCTCGCGGCGTCTGCGGGCCTGGGGTTGTATCCGTGGCAGCAGGATGCGTTGCGGGACATCATGTCGGTGGACGGACAGGGGCAGTGGTTGCATTTCGAGTGCGGCCTGAACGTGGCTCGGCAGAACGGGAAGGGCGCCGTGCTCGAGGCACGTGAGCTCGCGATGTTGTTCCTGACGGACGAGAAGCTTGGGGTGCATTCGGCGCATGAGTTCGCGACGTCGGAGGAGCACATGCGGCGCGTCGAGGAGCTCATTCAGAACACTCCGGAGCTGCATGCGCGGGTGAAGGCGAAGGGCGGGTACAAGCACGCGCACGGGACGGAGTCGATCAATCTGGTGGACGGGTCGAGGTTGGTGTTCCGGACGCGCACGAAGAGCGGTCTGCGCGGGTACGCCGGCGTGGATCTGTTGGCGTTGGATGAGGCGATGATCATCAACCAGTCGTCGCATGGGGCGATGATGCCGACGTTGCGCGCGTCGAGTAATCCGCAGTTGATTTACGCTGGGTCCGCGGTCGATCAGCAGATCCATGAGCATGGTCTTGTGTGGGCTCGGATCAGGGAGAGGGGGCATCGGGGTGACGACCCGGACTTGTGCTACTTGGAGTTCTCGGCGCCGGCCGACCATCCCCTCGAGGTGTCGGACGCGATGGCACGCGACGAGCTGGTGTGGGCGCAGGCGAACCCGTCGTTGGGGATCAGGATCAGTGTGGAGCACATGCGGCGCGAGTTCGCGGCGATGGATCCCAGGACGTTCGCGGTCGAGCTTCTAGGGGCCGGTGATTGGCCGCAGACGGACGGGATGGGCGACTCGCCGTTGTCGTTTCAGGAGTGGGAGAGCCTCGAGGACGTCCGTGCGGTGATGCAAGATCCGGTTTGTCTTGCGTTTGACGTGTCGCCCGACCGTTCCGCGTCGATCGTCGCTGTCGGTGACGACGGATCCGGACGCACCCTTTGCGAGCTCACTGATCATCGTGAGGGAACGGCTTGGGTTCCGGGTCGTCTCGCTGACCTGGTGGGAAGCCACGATGTCATCGAGGTGGTCTGTGACGGGTACGGTCCTGTCGCATCGCTCGCGTCGAAGGTGGAAGGTGAGGGGGTCACGGTTCGGTTGCTTAACTCGGGCGAGCACGGGCAGGCGTGCGGTCGTGTCGTTGACGCCATTCACGAAGGGACGCTCAGGCATCTTGGACAGGACGAGCTGACGAATGCGGTTCGAGGAGCACGGGCGCGTCCGCTTGGGGATGCGTGGGCGTGGTCAAGGAAGAACTCGCAAGTGGATATTTCGCCGCTTGTGGCGCTTACGTTGGCTCACTTCTCAGCTAGCGAGCTCATCTTCGAGACGGGAGATCTGATCTACTGATGCCTCGGTTCCTTGACCGGATGTCGGACCGTCTGTTGGGCACCGACTATGTCGAGCGGGACGCGATGTTGGAGCGAGACGCGGAGCCGCTCGAGGGCACCCGTGTGAGCATGTTCAACGACTTCGGGCCGATCTCACAGTTCTGGGCTGCGAACGGCTTGTCGGGGTCGACGCCGGTGTGGGCGCTTCCGACGGACACGCTCGCGCAGCGCGTGTGGGTTGCGTCTCGGTGCATTCACTTGAACGCGCAGCAGATCTCGAGGATGCCGATCCACATCGAGGGTCGTCCTGAATCAGATCCGGAGCCGGCGTGGTTGTCGAACCCGGATCCGAACTGGTTCCCGAACGGGATCGGTGACGCGTTGTACGCGGCCGTGTCGTCGCTGTACTCGCCGGGTTACGCGATCCTGTACGTGACCGATCGTTACCAGGATGGCTATCCGCGCTACTGGTCGGTCTTGGACGCGGCACGTGTGAACATCAAGTTGGAGAACGGCCGGCGCGCGTACAAGTACGGGGAGACGCCGCTCGACCCGCGGAACGTGATCCAGATCGACCGGAACCCCGGTGTCGCGTTGCACGGGACGTCGGCGCTCTCAGGGTACGCGGCGGTCGCGTACGGGCTGTTGGCAGCGTCGACTCAGTCGCAGACAGTGTCGGAGGGTGCGATCCCGAAGGTCGTGCTGAAGTCGAAGCTGCGGTTGCAGCCGGGTCAGGCCGAGAGGATCCAGGAGCGGTGGATGGAGCGCGTGGCTGCCCGGAACGGTGCGCCCGCGGTGATCGATGACCGGCTCGAGTTCGAGCAGCTCTCGTTCAGCCCCCAGGACTTGGCGCTGCTGGACACGCAGGAGTGGAACGCGAGGATCCTCGCGACCGCGTTCGGGGTGCCGGCGCCGCTGTTGAACATGGCGCTGCAGGGCGGCATGACCTATCAGAACCCGGCGGCGCTCGGGGAGCTCTGGTGGCGGACGGAGCTGAGGCAGACGGCTTCGCAGTTGATGGACGCGTTGTCGGCGCAGGCGTTGCCGCGCGGCCAGTGGGTCTGGCTGGACGCGAAGGACACGTTCCTGCCGTTGACGGACATGAGCACGGAGGATGACCCGCAGGCGTCGAACACGACGGCGGCCACGCCTGCCCAACAGCCTCTTCGGGCTATAGGAGGATCACAGTGACCGACTTCGAGGTCGAGAACGCAAATCCGGAGCTCGGTCACGACGACGGGCTCCTCCACCGCGAGTTCAGCGCGGAGCTGACTCCGGGCGACGGGCGGACCGTCGATGTCAGGATCGTCCCGTACGGCGAGACGATCACGCACGCGGACGGGCACGGCGGCGTCCCTGTGGGTGTCCCGTACCAGGAGCAGTGGATGCCCGGTGTGTTCTCCGGGCAGGTGAAGGCGGCGAACCGCGTGCTGGTCAACGTCGAGCATCAGAAAGGGCTTGCCGGCGTGGTCGGGCACGGGATCGTGCTTCGCGAGGGCGCCGACGGGTTCTACGGGTCGTTCAAGCTTCACGAAACCCCTGACGGCGACAAGGCGCTGATGCTCGTCCGCGAGGGCGTCCTGCAGTCCGTGTCGCTGGAGGCTATCGCGGCGAAATCCGTGAAGAGCGCCAACGGCGTCATCCAGCGCGTCAAGGCGCGGCTCGTCAACATCGCACTGACGCGTTTCGGCGCGTACCCCTCGGCCCAGGTTCTCGCGTTGCGCGAGGAGACGATCCTGGACGAGAGTCTCTTCCCGGTCACACTGCCGGAAGAGACGATCAACCGCTGTCGTGCACTCGGAATACGATTGCCGCAGCGTTACCTCGAGGCGCACCCCGCAGAAACGGACACCCCGGCGTCGACCGGCACCTCCGAAGACGGCACCCGCCCAGCCGAAAACGACCTTTCAACTTCTTCGGAGGAGACATGAAGACCCCAAGCGAGATCAGGCTCGAGACGCTAATCGACTCGCAGGAGCAGACGTTCCAGCTCCACAACTCGCTGATGGGCGAGCTCAACGGTTCGATGCCGACCGAGGCGCAGGCCCGCCAGATCGACATCTACCGTGAGGACGCGGAGCGGATCGGCAAGGAGATCGAGGCGCTCTCGAAGTCGGTCGAGGCCGAGAACGAGGCGCGCGACCGGTCCGCGATGCTGCGCCGGCAACTGTCCGGCAGCGTGGACGGCGTGGACGTCGACAACGGCGTGATCTACCGGAACTTCTACGAGTACGCGCGCGACGCGCTCGTCGTCCGGCACGGCGCGCTCACGACCAGCCGGAAGATCGCGGCCACGATGTCGAAGGACGAGCTCCAGAATGCGGAGGAGCGGCTCGCACTCCTCGAGCGGACACCGGCGAACACGCTCTCGAGCGACGTCGCCGGCCTCACCCCGGCGCAGCACATCAACCAGATCTTCCAGGTCATCGACACGTCGCGTCCGCTCGTCGCGGCGGCGCAGCGGGCGGATCTGAACAAGGGCCAGCTCACGTACCCGCGCGTCGACACCAAGCCGGTCGTCGCCGTGCAGTCCTCGGAGAAGACCGAGGCGGGGAACACGAAGCTCGCGATCTCGATGCAGACCGCGACGGCCTCCGTGTACCTCGGCGGCGGCGACCTGTCGTGGCAGGCCGTGAACTGGTCGACGCCGAACGCGCTCGACCTGTGGTTCCGGATCTGCGCGGCGGACTACGCGTTGAAGACGGAGCAGGACGCCGCCCAGGCGATGCAGCATTCCGCGTTCTCGAACAACATCGCCTCGACGCTGGCCGCGTCGTCCACGTTCGCGCAGTGGATGACCGCGATCGGCGCCGGGTACGCGGAGGTGTACGCGAACTCGAAGCGGACGGCGAACACGCTCTTCCTGTCGCCCGACCTGTTCGGGTGGCTGCTCGGCCTGACGTCGAACGCGTTCACGCAGTTCATGACCGTCAGCGGCTCGAACATCGGGCCGCTGGACGTCGTCGTGTCGCGC